TTTAAACCCCAAATTTATTTTTAATAACATTTTTAATAACCGTATGCCTAATTCAAATTTTTAAATTAGCCCGATCCCGATCCATCGCCATGGCCCGATCCATCGCCCGAGCCCCAGCCCCGGCCCCAGCCTGAGCCGTTGCCCCATCCCGATCCCGATCCGGCGCCCGAGCCGTAGCCGGAGCCGTTGCCCGAGCCGTCGCCGTTGCCCGCGCCGTGGCCGGAGCCATTGCCCGCGCCATCGCCCGCACCATCGCCATCGCCGGCGCCGGCGCCATAGCTGTAGCCCGAGCCATCGCAGTTGCCAGAGCCAATTCTTTTCCCAAACACTTTACAAAAATTATTCACGGCCTTCTTATCCATGGCCGGAGCCATCGCCGGAGCCGGAGCCATAGCCATAGCCGGCGCCATAGCCCGCGCCTTTGCCCGCGCCCGAGCCATAGCCCGCGCCTTTGCCCGCGCCGGAGCCATAGCCATCGCCGGCGCCATAGCCCGAGCCGTCGCCCGAGCCCGCGCCATAGCCATAGCCCGCGCCTTTGCCCGCGCCGGAGCCATAGCCATCGCCGGCGCCCCAGCCCGAGCCGTCGCCCGAGCCATCGCCCGAGCCCCAGCCAAAGCCCGCACCATCGCCATCGCCGGCGCCATAGCTGTAGCCCGAGCCATCGCAGTTGCCAGAGCCAATTCTTTTCCCAAACACTTTACAAAAATTATTCATTTCTTTTTCCATCCCCTAAAATGGTATATCGTCATCAAAGGTATTAGTGGAAAGCTTAGAGCTTGACGGCAATGTGGAATCTTCCCCATCTGAGCGCACATCTCCTTTAAAACTCGATAGCATTTGCATATTGTCCATAATAATTTTAGTGCTATATCTAACAACGCCTTCTTTATCGGTATATTTTTCAGTTTTTATATGACCCTCAATATATACTTTGTCACCTTTATTAAGGTATTGCTCGCAGATAGCAGCCAATTTACCAAAAGCGCTTATATTGTGCCATTCCACCGCTTCTTTTTGCTCACCCGTAACTTTATCCTTCCATTTGGTCGATGTCGCTAAGCTAAAGTTAGCAACTCGATCGCCGTCTTGAAAAGTCCTTATTTCGGGGTCTTTCCCGATGTTGCCCAATAAAATTGCTTTATTTACGCCAGACATTTTTTCCCCTTAATTTTTTACTTTAATTTTCGCCCCATCTGGGGGCGGATCCAATTTCTCTCCCAAACACTTTGCAAAAATTATTCACGGCCTTCTTATCCATGGCCGGAGCCATCGCCGGAGCCGGAGCCATCGCCCGCGCCCGAGCCCCAGCCCGATCCCGAGCCATAGCCCGAGCCATAGCCCGAGCCGTCGCCCGAGCCTTTGCCCGCGCCCGAGCCATAGCCATAGCCGGCGCCATAGCCGGAGCCATCGCCCGCGCCCGAGCCCCAGCCCGATCCCGAGCCATAGCCAATGTTTTTGCCAAACACTTTGCAAAAATTATTCACGGCCTTCTGTCCAAACTCTAAAATTTCTCAGGCAGTTAATTGCTGTTTTTGAACACGGGATAATTTCTATAACTTGCATTAAAACTTGGTTGTCGACAGCTGCACAAACGCGGCTGCTTTTGCTCGAATTAGACTTTTCGGTGATGCCATATAAAGCTAAATCTGTACATGCCGCCGCTGTATGATCATCCCAATAATGTATGCGTCTAGCGTCCGATAATATAGCTGCATAGTTATCTTCGACTGCATTTAGCACGCCAAAAAACACACCAGCGCCATAGCTGCGAACAATGCAATACTCGCCTATAAAATTTGAGTATATACTATTTGCAGTCAACTCTTGATTTTGCTTTATATATTTTACGCCATTAATTACTATTTCATTTTCTTTCATTTCTGTCTCCAATTGTTAATAAAAACACACTTATCCATGGCCGGATCCATCGTCTGAGCCATAGCCCGAGCCATCGCCGTTGCCCGCGCCGTGGCCGGAGCCCAAGCTGGAGCCAGCGCCCGCGCCATAGCCTTTGCCCCAGCCGGACCCATCGCCATCGCCGTCGCCGGAGCCCAAGCTGGAGCAATCGCCATCGCCGGAGCCGGCGCCATAGCTGTAGCCGGAGCCTGAGCCATCGCCGGAGCCGTCGCCGGACCCATAGCTATAGCCGTCGCCGGAGCCATAGCCATAGCCCGCGCCCGAGCCAATTCTTTTCCCAAACACTTTGCAAAAATTATTCATCTTAAAACTCTCTTTTTAAAACTCTCTTTCGCACCAGTCGCATACACGACAACAATTTTTTGGCAATGGATTTTCAAATGCATTTAATCCTTTGCAGTGCGAGCATTCGGCTATACTATACTTTGATTTTCGGGTCGGCGGAATAGATTCATAGCGTATAGGCAGATCCATATTGAGTAATTTTGCTGATTCCCTATACTCTAAAAATTCTTGTAGAATATCCGGCTGTTCATTAATTGTTTCTTTACATTCAAATTGCATTTGTTTTTATTTCCTATATTAAAAAAAATTACATTCCCAATCATAAGCTCTAATGTCAGATAGGCTTAAATTCAAATCGTAAGATACCGGCCCATCATAATTGATATTAGATGGGCCTCTAGCTAACAATCCTTTATCGCCCAGAATAAGCCAATCTACATAACTATTTGCTCGAGTAATATAATCGCAATCGCCAGTCTCAAGTAGTCTAGATGCTTGCAATAAATTTAAATTTTTCCTAAACATTACTCTTCATCCTCGTCGGGACTCCATCTTGATCCGCACATTTCACAAGTCGCTATGCGCACCCCAACTCGCCCGATATGATATTCTGCATGATCAGCACAGTCATGTTGTCGAGCATTTTGTTGAGCCTTAATTCTTTCCCACACCTCTTTGCGATGCACAACAATGTGCTTTGGGGCATTAATAGCAATTACTACTTGACTGCCGTTAAATTTGCCGATCATAATTTCGATCTCATCACCAATCATAATGCTTTGGCCAATTCCTCTAGTTAACACCAGGTTACCCAAAACCTTTTTCATCTCATGCATTTATTAACTCCTTTATTTCTTCAATCCCGAACATTTTGCTCATCCCATCCTGCCATTTCTGCGGTACAACAAACCATTCGTATTCTTTTTTATATCTATCGCAAAGATTTAGCCAATTAGACATAAGTTTGTCATGGATAGCTACCCAGTCATTGCCATTGCACCCCTCGTCAGCGTCCATCATTCTATATTCATCACGGATAGGCTCCGCCTCTCTTGTGAACTGAATCAAAATGTTTCTTCTTGTTTCATCCTCTAAATCACTAACAGAAGGTTCCGCATTAGTAGTATCAACACTTGGAATAACAGTTCTTTCAGACTTTTGATGCTGAATCGAAACTACAGATTTGGCATTATTAAATCTTTCGTTTTCCGTTATGGTAGACACCTCTTCTTCCGTATAGAAACCACCAACAATCCCAGGATACACAGTACGCACACCTTCGCTGATACATCGAGACCGCAACATAGCCCGAGGGTAATCTTTCCAAACTTGTTTATTAGATAAGGGTATTTGCTTACCTTTTTCATAGGTCATAATTTTAGAGGCCATTTCGATAGTCCATTCTATCGCCACCGGCTCAGTTTGACCAGAGCGGGGGTGAGAAAACAGCCCAACAACACATGCATCAGTATATACTTTCCACTGCACAATACCGCCGGACTCCTGAAAGTACCCCAGCATAGCGTCCGCTTTAAGCGCGGGCCTACCCTGAATGACATGATAGTCCATCGCAGCTTTAACCGGATGTATGCCACGGGCATTTGCTATCATCATCAACGAAAAGGCTTGGTCAAAGTTTTCTACCCCAAACAACCTGGATTTAACCATGCTATTTGCTATCTTTTCCAATTCTGATAAAGAGTTAATCTTTACCACAGTCATCTCATTATTACTCATTTTTACGCTCCTTAGTTAATAAAACTCAATTCACCATTCCAAAATACATTACCGCCCAATCAATGGCCCATATCGACACAATAATAATAGTAGCCATCGCCCCGACAAAAGTGATGCGATTAAACTGCTGGTTAAATCTACGCATGGTTGTCATTATAAAACTCCAAAAGTCTGTGCTAGCAACCAATAGACGCCCCAACAACATACTATTGTCACCATTACTATAGTTGTTGATTTGATAAAACCAGCACACAATGCCTCTAGCCTATCCCAATTAATAACCTTAGATTCTGTGTTTGCTAGTATGTGTCGACTATCCATTTTTAAACTCCTGTAAATTTCTTTCAAACTCAAATCTAAATTCTTGACTATCATCATAACAGTCATTATTTTCCGGCCATGTTTCATTATCCATTCTTAAGCTCCAATTTATTTACTGTACAAAATAATTATAACGCTCATTTAAATATTTGTCAAGCTTATTTTGCAAAATAATCCATTTTCCTGTACGATATTTCTTAAAATTTGCATGGCCATTAAAATTATGCTAAACTCACGTTAAGTTTATTTATGCAAAAGGTGTTTACAATGTATGCAACAGATGGTTATGTCGACGGCGCAAGCAAAGATATGGCTAAAATGCTTCTGCCCTACAAGGTTAGCGTTTTAGTTGGTAGCTCCAAAATATCGCGTTTTTTTTGGACTCAATATATGCAGGGCCATAAGATACCGCCATCTATTAAACGCAAGATTCTGCGTTATTTAAAGAGACATATTGAAAATATGTCAAGCGTTATATTGGCCGAAGAGAGTAAAAGTTGATATATGCAAAAATTACGAAAAATCGTACAAGACAAAAAGGGGTATTTCGTATACGCCAAATAAATAATAAGTAATCATTGCACCCAACACTAATTATTACGTAGACAATACGTCGAATTATTTAAGCGGGAGCAGTGTATGAGTTTTCAGGGATTTTGTTTTGTGAATTTTAAACAGTTAGCTGTAGTCAATGACGTGGTCGGGGATATAGACGCTAGTCTTCTTTTCGGCGCTATTAAGTATCAAGTAAGCAATACTAAAATAGTCAGAGGTGCGGACAGGGTTATAGCAAGGACTAGGCGGCAATTAGCCAATTATCTGAACTGTAGCTTAAAGAGCATTGATAGAAAGTTGGAGCAACTTAAGAGTATGTCATTAATACAAACGGTGCTCGGCATGTGGTACGGAAAGAAGCGAATGTTTGTTCGGTGTAAAGAAGATATAAAATTTAGCGTTAACATAAGAAAGTTACAATTTTTGAACAGTTACACAGGCGGCAACAAGGCGAGCGTAGCACTTTCTTATTTTGCTTATATGATTTCGCTAGGGAAACCTAACGCTCAGAAAGGATGGTGTAGTGTGCCTAAGCTAGAGCTGGCTAATTTATTAGGGCTGACGCTGAAGGGGGCGTATGCAATCGTAATTGCTTTAGAGCAAAAAGGGTTGATCGTTAGAACGCCCAGGCATCTAAGACACTATGTGACCATAAATAGTGCAAAGTATGATGAATTGATGGCGGAATGGGAGAGGATAGAGCATGAAGCAAAGCATAAAAAAGAAACTATTAAATCGCATAAACGGACGATTTTGACCACATCCATTAATAATAGAGATATTAATACGGTAGAAATTATAAATAATAATACAAATAATGTAGATTATTTAGAAAATACCGGGGGTGATGTTAATTTTAATCAAGATGAATCTAAATTGAACAAAAGACAATTAGCATATGCAAAAGCCGCGGTTGAGCGGACAGTTTTGAAAGCAAAAGTGGCTGTGGGCGATATCAAAACGCTGTGGTCACAAGTACATTTTGCCTTATCAACCCCAGAACATCGGCAAGGCACGCAGAATTTTAAGCATGCTGTGAATAGATTCATGCTTTTAATCCGATCTGGGGGGTGGCGCATGCCGTTTGGTTATGAAAAGTACAGCGATGAATGCAAAGACGGCTACTTGCAGCTTAAGGCGCGTGAGAAGAAGCATTACGAGCTAAAATCAGGCGCACAGCTGGCCCGCTTGCAGGCTCGGGGAGAGATACCGCCAGAACTTGGTATTGACGTCCCTGATGCCGTTTATGAGCCCCCTGCGGCCATTGAGGTTGATGTGCAAGATGCAGAGCGCAGGCGCAAGCTTGAGGATTTACAGCGACGCTGGGAGATAGCGAGATACGGGGGTGCATGATGGCTTGGCAACATGATGACGATGATTTTGGTTTTGGAGCGCGAGGGAAAATGGCTGCGGCGGCGTTTAAACCACCCCCGATACCGGTTGCTAAAAGCCGTTATACAAACCCGATTATACAGAGCAAGCTGCATGTAATTATTGAGGCAGGCGCAAAAGAGTTTTCGGGCCATGAGGATGTTATGGCAAAATTTCTGGGTATAAAAATTAAAGGGGAATAAATGTTAGAATTCGAAATTGGATTAGAGCCGGTTATTAAGCTGACTCGAGATTTAGCTAATGCGTCTAAAACTTTGTCACACAAAGAAGCGCGTTATCTTGTAGACTTGTATTATCAAATGCAAGACAATCGTATCAGAAGCTATGGACAAGTGCGGGCGCTAAACGAGACGGAGGAGCCACATAGCGTTATTAACTGGGCTGCCGAGCAGTCGGAAACATTAGAAAGTCAGATTAAGCGCGCTTTGGATAAATACACAGACCAAGAACCTGCAGGTGCGTGGGCTAAATCCAATGTGGGAATTGGGCCCGTGCTATCGGCCGGATTATGCGCGAATATAGGTGATGCGACGCGTTTTGCGTCTTGCGGCGACCTGTGGTCATATTGCGGACTCGTACCGGGCCAAAAGCGTAAGCGAGGCGAAAAATCGAATTGGTCAAGCAGCCTTAAACGTTTAGCATGGCTTATCGGTCAATCTTTTGTTAAAGTATCCGGGAATGAGGCGGCATTGTATGGGCATTTGTACAGAGAAAAAAAGTCATATTACGTAGCTAAAAACGAAAACGGGGACTATGCCGGCCGCGCGGCACAATGTTTAATAGACAAAAAATATAGCAAAGATACGGACGCATTTAAGCATTATAGCGCAGGTAAATTACCGCCGGCACATATACAAGCAATGGCGGAGCGATATGCAGCTAAAATATTTTTATCGCATTTTTGGGAGATGTCGCTAAGGATAAAAGGTATAACACCCCCAAAACCATATGCTATAGCGATATTGGGTCATGCGCATGAGATTAAGCCAAAAGAGAAATGAGAAACCATAAACATTTGCGAGCCAACGTAGCCTTGAGGAACCAGATAAAAAATGCGAGCCAAATTAGGAGTGAGAAACCACAACAGCAATGCGAGCCATACAGATAATGAGAAACCATTAAAACTTTGCGAGCCAATCACAGGATGAGAAACCACGATAAGTTTGCGAGCCACACAAAGAATGAGAAACCAGTGCATGATTGCGAGCCAAGAGATTGATGAGAAACCATGATAAGTTTGCGAGCCAAGACTTGCATGAGAAACCATAAAAGTGTGCGAGCCACAAGCAAGATGAGAAACCAAGATAATATTGCGAGCCAGGTAAAAGATGAGAAACCAAAATAAACTTGTAGGAGTAATGAGTGGATACTAGAGAAATATTAAACGAACGCGAAAAGACGCACGGGGATTATGAGGCGGTATCCTTATTTCATACTACAATTTTAAGATTTATGCAGGACGAAATAAAGAAAATGCGCCGATTAGACGTTGAACCTATAAAGTCAACGCATTTCCTTGCTTTAGAGATGATTTGTCTCAAGATGGCCCGCATCGTCTGCGGAGACCCGAACCACGCAGACCACTGGGACGACATAGCAGGGTATGCGATGTTAGCGAAGGGGGAGCGCGAGAATGGTCATTGTAAAGCATGTGCGATAAACATTGAGTGCTTTGGTGTGCCATGCGACGGGCATCTACAAACACGTGCCGATAGATTAGTCAGAGAAATATCCTCTTGACTCTTGCTTCTTGTACGAAATTTCTGTATAGTTCTTATTATTAACTTAATGGTTAGTCAAGTTACCTTCGCTAATCTATTGCCGTCCATATTAGGCAATGGATTTTAGGCGATTATTCGCCGGAGCCTAAGGGGATACCTTAGGCTTTATTTTGCTTTGGGGGTGAACGAATCTCTTTGCTGCAACAGCTTATCTAATCTAGCCGTTACTTTCTTGGCCACCTTGATGCTACCCTTTTTCTCACCCGCCCGTACAACCGAGTTATAACAATCAATTTGTATGAGCTCCCGCAATAAATCGACGCATTTAGACAGTGAGCCTGGAGACATCACCCCTTGAGTTTCCATGCCATAATGTACACCACCGGAGCTCTCGATTACGGAAATTGTAAAGCTTCCTGTGGCGTCACAGATTCGATAGCGCTCTTTTGTCTCAATTAAATAGCTTAATTTACTCATAATCTACTCCTCTACTTGTTCAAATTTAATTCCATTATTTTTTAATAACTCAGCGTAGGATTTGTTTATCATTCCAATATATTTGTTTCTTTTAAGGTATTGATTGCGGTTTTTCTTGTCTTTGAAACACAAAACAGTACCTCTAGCATGCTCCACACCGCCTATACAAATAGGCGGGTAAGAGCTGCGGTAATCAAATGCGTAATACATATATACCCCTACTTAACAATAGTTAAAACCGCATATGATTTCATTAGCGCGCCATACTCGATCCCTAACAGCTCTATAGCATGCCTAAAGCACACTAAAGTCTCCGAAAGTTTCGAAAATGATTTGCCGTACGCTTCGTCTAAGTCGTTAGCTTTTATTGCTGCCTGCGCATCCTGTATTGCACCATAAGCGCGCTCTAGCGCATGCTTTGTTTCCAACGTTACATACTGTACATCTAACTGCATTTTAATCCTCTTTATTTAATTTAACGACATTTCTGTATCGGTTGTTTAAACTATCTAGATAGCCGTCTTCGTAGCCGTCTATATAGATGTCCTTAATTATAGCCATGAGCTCGCCCTCATCTTTGGCTTTAGCCAGCCTTTTACGAAAATGGACTATATTTTCTGTGTACGGCTGCACTTTGTGCTTCGCACATATTTGTTTTATTCTGTGCATTCTAATCATTCGGTTGTAGTCCCCCTAAAATAACTTCTTCTGTAACCTTTTTAATATAGAAAAACTCCGTAGCCATTGTCTCTGGCGCGACAAATGGACTATCAGACGGGGTATAGGCTTCTACATAGTTTTGATATGCAAAATGCGCATCATCATACGACAAATAGCTTTCATAAGTGTAGTTTCCCTTTAGAATATCCCCGACCAAGTATCTTGTTAGCGATTTCATCTCTTAAATCTCCTTATTATTTTGCCCACACTGGCTTGTTATCTTGCGCAATATAAACGCCATCAATTAGCTTAAATATTTCCTCGTTGCCAAAAACATCAATCGCAGCTATCGACCCATTATCAAGCCTGTCTTTTACTGCAAATTGCTCATATTCCCCAACATCTTTACTACTAATGGAGCGCGCTAGTAGGTTGGACGTGATTACCCCGTTATCCTTAGATAAGCGCTTAAACAAAGCGGAATGATAATTCGCCGCCGCTATTTCTTGATTTACCGCCTTGGTGTCAAAATCTGCATCTATATCATGTTTGGTCATTTGTTAAATATCCTTTGTTAGTACATAAGCCCAATTGCTTATATCCTCAGTATAGCACCATTTAAAAAAATGTCAAGGGACGTTTAAAATAATTCGGAAAAATAACGCGGTATTGCAAATAATATTGACAACCTTTTTAATTTAGTTTAAACTTTAAGAAAAGGGGATATCATGACCGAAGAAATTAAAAAGAAGCCGAGTACGGCTGATAGAATAGAAATATTTGCGCAAGCTATAGTCGCTGGCAAAAGCCAGGCAGATGCTTATAGAGCCGCCTACCCTGTCAGCCTAAAGTGGAAGGATGAATCGGTGCACCCAAAGGCGTCGCATATGTCCAAAAATGACACGGTTTTGGCAAGGGTGCAAGAATTGCGCAAAACGGTAGAGAAAAAAACTCTATGGTCGATCGAGGAATCGGTGAAGGGCCTAAAAGAAATAGTAGCAGATGACAGCTACAAGGGCTCTGAGCGTATAGCCGCAATTAAAGAGCTAAACGTGATGTTTGGCTATAACAAATTTAATATAGACCATAGCTCTACCGACGGCACTATGACACCTAAGCCTGCGCTTGATGTGTCCAAGCTGAGCGCGCAGACTATGAAAGAGTTATTGGAAGCGAGGGCGGCTAAATAATGATGAGATATTTCTACTTTATAGTGGGTACGTGCGGGCTACGCACTTACGCTTTAACTATTAATGATAAATGTGAATATGATGATATTAGGGTGTATTCTGATATTGAGAATATACCTTTTGCCGTTCCACATCTTTGGCCTGGAGTTAGATTTGCCGCTCTATCCGATATCTATATTTATGATGACATGATGGAGCATGCGGTTACTTTCATGCGCAATAGTTTAATAAGGCGATGTAAGGCAGACCTTTACAAGGATAACGAAAAGAGTATTGAGGTTAAAGTATATAAAATGGGTTTCTCGTTACACGAGCTGTTAGAAGCAAGGAATAAAGATGACAAATAAACTAAGCGACCGCAAAGAAGAACGCGGCGATTTTCTTTTCGGCCACGTGGAATCTGAAGTAAAGTCTCTGCTTGGGCAATATCTAACGGAAATGATGGATATTGACCGGTGTGCTGCTGCCGCTCGTTTGTCAAGCTTGCTGACCGAATGTGTGGCTATAACATTTAACATTCTTGCACCCAATTTGTCGACGTGGCAGAATCTTGTCGAGCTCCACTATGTCCACTTAAATCAATACGCTCCTAATATAAACTTTGACGGCACAAGTTATCTTGGGATTACTGAGCATGGGGGTGAGTATGAGTGATAAATTGTTGGAGAAAATAAAATGTCGTTTGAGCGAATCAATGCCGCGCATCATGCAAGATATTGAGGAGTACGGCAAAGCAGAGTTTGAGCGGGGCTATGCTAAAGGCATACAAGTGATGCAAGAACTGATGTGGCATGAGAGGCGAGATATGGAGGGCGAGATTAAAGAACGCATTGAGTCCCTTGAATATGATTTGGGTCAAGCCGAAGGCCGCAAAGATGATGCGGTCAAGTATTGGCAGGTAGCCCGGGAAACATTGCAAACGCATATTGATAAAGCGCTGGAGTTGACTAAACAGGTAATTGAGCTCAAAGAACAAAACAAAGAGCTGATGAGAGAGAATGTGGGGCTTAGAAAAGCTCTTGATTTAGAGCTCATATCTTTTGATGGAAAATTGGAAGAAAAAGAACCGGAATGGTACGACGCTGAGAAGTGCTGGCCAAAGCAGGGCAGAAAAATTATTGGCGAACTAGAAAGCCAATGCGCAAGTAAAGCTAAAGTGCAGCATGAAGGTAAGTTGGTGATTATAGATGGTGTTCCTATTCTTTGCTATAACGGCATAACGGTGGAGAGCGGTTTCGGGCCAAAATTTACCGGGCCATATAAGACTTTAAAATGGAGATACGCCGATGAGTGAGCTCTTTATGGCAGATTATCCTATACATACACAAGAATAAGGGTGAAAATGACTAAATATTTAGAACCGTGGGTTTCGCCTCGCGACATATTACCGATAGACGGGGAGTCAGTTTTAGTCAAATCATATAGCCCTGTATACCGCAGGTACTTTATGCAGCCGTGCGTCTTTAGGGTTCGGTATGGAGTGCATGTTAATGCGTTTGTAATACAAGAATATCCTCTGGACTCTATTGATAACAAGACTGTTGACACAAAAGATGGTTATGTCCGAAATATTGATGGGATAATTTGCTGGATGCCGATACCTCCGCATATCGATAACTTTGTTGCCGATGCTCTGACCGAGAATGATACGTGCCCCCACCTAATTAGAGACGCGCACGGAATCGGTGAATGCATTGTATGTGGCGATCACCCCGCAAATAATTAGCAACTAAATTCAAATAGTGTTAACATATATGCATGTCAGCACTATTAGATCTTTCCAATGAAGACTTTCTAGCAATCGAGCGCGAATACTGCAGCTTGAGGCTTATTAATTTTGTAGAAAGAGCGTGGCCGTTGATTGAGCCTGGAACAGAATTTGTTAACGGCTGGGCTATGGGCGCTGTCTGCGAGCATTACCAAGCTATCACCGAGGGTCAGATTAAACGCCTTCTTGTCGAGCTACCTACTGGCCTGTCTAAAAGTACTATTTCCCAGGTAATGTTTCCACCATGGGAATGGGGGCCGCGTGGCTTAGGTCATCTGCGCACTATCAGCGCGAGCTACGAAATAGGGAATGCATTACGCGATAACCGTAAAACACGCATCATTATTGAGTCGGATTGGTTCCAAAGCCTATGGCCATTAAAACTCACTACAGACCAAAACACCAAAGGCTATTTTGAAAATGAGCATCGCGGCTTTCGGCAATGTTGCGCTATAGGCTCAATGACGGGTAAGCGTGGCGATCGGGTAAATTGGGACGATCCAATTTCCGTTTTAAACGCTAAAAGCTCGGTCGAAATAGCCAATGCCAACTACATTTTTAGCCGCGTTTTGCCAACTCGACTAAACAGTCAAGTGGACTCTACAATATCCGTTATGCTCCAGCGCGTAGCTAAAAATGATGTGGCTGCCGCAGCTAGAGAGCAAGGCTATGTATGCCTTATGCTACCGATGGAATTTGAATCTAAGCGTAAATGCTATACATCGATAGGATTCGAAGACCCGCGTACCGAAGAAGGACAATTATTATTTCCGGAACGATTCCCACGCGAAGCCGTAGAGCAACTCAAAATTGCGCTAGGCTCAGACGGTTACGCCTCTCAAATGCAGCAGCGCCCCAACCCAGAAGGTGGCGGCATCATCAAAACAAAATGGTTCGGCTACTACGAAAATTTACCAGAAATACAATACCGTGAAATCTACGCCGATACCGCCATGAAAACTGGTGAACAACACGACTATTCGGTATTCCAGTGCTGGGGCAAAGGAAAGAACGGCAACATCTACTTAATAGACCAAATCCGCGGTAAGTGGGAAGCGCCAGAGCTTAAGCGTCAAGCAATAGCCTTTTGGATAAAGATGTCGGGGCTAGATGTGCGGACCCATGGCCAATTACGCAGAATTTGCATCGAAGACAAAGCCAGCGGCACAGGCCTCATCCAAAGCATACGCGCCGAAGGACGCATACCGATATTTCCAATCAAGGAAGAAGATAAACGCACCACGGAATCTCGGAATAAAAGAAAAGAAGATAGTAAGCAAGAAAGAGTCTCAAAGGATAAATACACGCGCGTTTATGCTATAACGCCTATACTAGAGGCGGGTATGGTATACTTACAGAAAGATGCGCCGTACTTATTCGACTTTTTAGAAGAATGCGAGTCGTTTACGGCTGATGATACCCACCCCCATGATGACCAAGTAGACCCAATGGTCTACGCAATCAACGGCATGATAGCTCAAAGCATCACGCCATGGTGGCAGCAAGTTATTAAACAATAGGTTATAAAATGAGCAAGAAATCAATCCGAATGCCTGTAGCTATTAACAATCAACAAAAGTCATGGGCAGTCAGTCTGGTTAAAGATATGAAAGTCATCGCAGGCCAAGCCTTCGATTCTTTCGTCAACCCCCTTTTAAGTCTAGGCATGGGCGGCGGTAATGCGCTAGGCTCTGGCTTTTTTATTAACCCGGTAGCGCAAAACTTTAACTGGCTTAAACTGCGCGCAATGTATGGCGGTAATTTTATCTGTAGGCGCTTAATTGAGATGCAAGCAGAGGATATGACGCGCGAGGGCATACAAATTAAAGGGGATATAGAGCCCGATAAGATTAAGGCTATCATGTCCAATTGGTCTGGGCTCGGACTACAAAAACGATTGTTTGAGACAATTTGCATGGCCCGTTTATACGGGGGTGCGATAGCGGTTTTGGATATAGAGGGCCAATTATTATCTACCCCGCTTGATTTGACGACTATACGCAAAGACCAATTCAAAGGGCTTAAGATGTTGGACCGCTGGCAACTGTGGCCGTCTACTGATGATTACGACCCGATTGATAATATGCCAAACTATTATACCGTTCTATCCCCATACGACTGGGATATGCAATTTCCCAACCCTTCTGATTACTCAAAGCTGCAGAAATACCAAACAGAAGTAATTATTCATCGTTCTAGAGTAATTAGATGCGATGGCGACTTTTTGCCCTTTATTGACTTCCTGCAAAACCAGCGCTGGCATAGCTCGGTATTAGTTAACCCCATGGATGTTATCACGAGCTACTTAACCGCGTCAGCCGCGCTTGCCTCTGCTGCGTATAAATCGTCTTTTCGAGTCGTCAAAATTGACAATATGTATGAGGTAGTCAACCAAGGCCTGGAAGGACAAGCTGCTAATAATCTGATGGGCTTTATACAAGCTATGAAGATAACAGAGAGCACCGAGAATGTGACCGTGCTTAGCACCAATGATTCCATCGAAATCCTCAATTATGATTTAACCGGCCTCTTAGCAGCGCAAAATAAATTTGAAAATCAGCTATGCACATTAAGCGGAGCGCCTGCGACTAAGTTCATGGGTGAAACAGCGCAAGGTCTTAACGCTACGGGAGAAGAAAACACCCGCATGTATTATGACAAAGTCAAAGACGCACAGGAAGGTATGCGGCCGGATTATCTTAAGCTTTTAAAAGTGATGTATATCTCGACGTTGGGGGAACAACCGCCTGCAGATTTAAACTTTGAATTTGTGCCGTTGTGGCAATTGGACTTGAATGAAAAATCAGTTATCAATCAACAAACCACCGCAAGCATAGTGGAGGCGTTTAGCTCCGGACTTGTAAGCAAAGAAACCGCAACGCAAGAGTTATTGCAAAGCTCCGAGGGAACGGGGGTGTGGAGCAACATTACGGACGAAGACTTGCGCAAAGCTAAAGAAGAAGACGAGGCACCCCCGGAGCCTAGCCCAGAAATGATTAAGGCTTTGGCGATGACAGGGCAAACGCCATCCGATGACAAGCTCGCACCAGCGGACAAATTAGATGGCTAATAAATCGGATTGGCAATATCAGAAATCGCAAGAGCTTAAATATGCTCGACAGTTAAGAAAAGTCGCAGAGCATAGCGGCGCTATAGTCAATGCGCATATTAATGATGATGGTGAACTCGAAGATATCGCTACGATGATGAATTCGGCTTTGCTCTACAGCGAAGCATTAACTCCATGGGCGAACCGTGTAGCTGCTGCGATGATAGCCTCGGTCTCTAAATCCAACGAGCGAGCTTGGCAGAAAAATTCAAAGATTATAGGACGTGGATTAAGTGACTTAATGAAAGACTCACGTATCGCACCCACATTACTAAGATTGCAAGCGGAACAAGTTGTGTTGATAAAAAGCTTACCCACAGAAGCAGCAGAGCGGGCGCAAAAGCTGGCTATAGAAGCACAGACTACCGGTACGCGCGCCGATGAGATAGCGAAGCAATTGCAAGAAACCACAAGCGTAACCAAATCCAGGGCGACGCTTATTGCTCGTACAGAGATAGCTAAGTCTAATGCTAATATTACGCAAGCCCGCGCGGGTCTGGTGGGTGCCACTCAATATATATGGCGCACGATGGAAGATGGGGCTGTGCGCGAGTCTCACGCGGAAATGGCTAACCTTACTTTTGATTTTGACGATCCACCAGAGGTAGGGGATGAGGGGCCGCATGGACCTGGAGAATTTCCGAATTGTCGCTGCTATAGTGAAGTAGTAATTTAATGCATTATAGCATAAGACAATTCAGGCGTCACCCGCTAGCGTTTACGCTTATTGCTATGATAGAATATTGTTCTAATATAAACACAACAGGAATTTCTTATGAGTATTGAAAATTATGTTTATGCATTTGCAGAATTATTGGAAAAAGGCGGTTTAATTGCTCAGGAAGACCCTACAAAAAATGTAGGATTAAAAGCAGAAGACCATCCGATGCATGTGGTTTTAGCTAATATATTACGTAAAAGCCTAAAAAGCGGAGTAATGGCTAGTGTTGCTGATGATTTCCATGTTGCATTTAATGCCGTCACAAACGAAAGAAACGCATTAACCGAGCAAATAAAAAGCCTAACTACGCAACTAGACGCGCTTGCAGCTAAACCCGCCGCCGAACCAATTGAGGGCGAATTTATTCCAGCTGCCGCGGGGGTGGATAAGTAATGTTCCAAGTGTACGACACCCACACCAGAGGGGGGCGATTTTGTGAGTGAAGTTATTCTGGCCGAAGCAAAATAACACGAAAAAGTTCCACGTGAAACACCACCGAGTAAAACCACCTGTCTAGCCGTCCGAAAGGGCGGCTTTATTATCCAAATCTATTGATAATCCCCATCGCCATACGCACCGCATTAGCCGCAGCCGCTTGTTGTTTTAGCTCGTCGTCGGTCTTTCTGGCGTCACGCAAGCGCGCCGCTTCTGAGCGTGTCCGCATATGGTGAGCGGCCAGTTTAACTATCCTTTGCACCGTTCCTTTGGCTATTCCAAACTTTTTTGCAATTTGCTGTTGACTCATACCAGCCAAATAATCGTTCACGACTTCCTCAACATATTGCTCCGTCGTTGATGGCCTGCCGCCTTTGCTAGGCATAGATGATTTTAGACTATTCTTTTTGCAAAAATAATATAGCGACCCATAAGACACGCCCAAATGAACGGCGGCTTCTTTAATCGTTTTAGATTTTAAAATCTTAACCAATTGAATTAAATCTATATTATATGCCAAATCAACACCTAAATAAATAATAATCGATGCACACGACATGAATTATTCATTATATAGTATTTTTTATTTTTTACAAGTAATGTAATGACAAACTTTGATAATCTAACACCGCCTACCAGCGCGTTCATTGATAGCAATAACAATGTCCAGGATATCCAGTCTGTTTTAGAAAGCGGTGCTGTAGTTGTAACTGCGGCGGCTCCCGGGCCAGTGGTGCCCGTAGGCAGCGCTACTGTGTTGCAATATGACAATATTGCGCCGTGGGTCGGCAAATTTATCAATCAAGACAATGAAGTTATAGACTTGTTAGATTTGCTGACCAGTGGGGCAATTAAAGCCCAAGTTTCTGGTGGCGGGGGTGGTGGAGCTCCAACCACCGCTACATACATAACTCAAACTGACGAAACCGCAGTATTGCCTAACTCCAGCCCTTTATCTGCTTTGTTTACTGGTTTTATTGCCGTTGAGACGGGAAGTGGTGATTTTGTATCGCGCATACTTGCTGGTACTGCTAATCAAACTATTGTCACCAATGGTGATGGGTTAAACGGCAATCCTACCGTGTCCTTGTCTCCCACTTTACAGCTGCCGGGCACATTAGCCTTGGGTGGCGATTTAGACGTTGGCTCTTTTGATATCACAAAGTCTTCGGGGTCGATGAATCTAATTGCCCCCAGTAGCATAGACTTGGTTACCCCGTTTGTATCTGTCACTGCGCTGCGTCGTTACACAGAGTCCACTAACAAAATATTATTTGGTGTAGGGCTACAGCAGTTCTTGCCTGACAATATATTACAAATGCAAATATCCGCCTCCGGCACTAAGCTTGCGTTCGGCGCAACTGTAAATGATATTTCCATAGATTCCACTTTTGCCTCGCGCAACGATACCAGTCTTGCTACTACTCAAGCGATATATGATTTTGTTATTTCTCAATCTTCAGCACTGACTTTTAACACTGTAACTGTTGCATCTCAAGCATTGGCGCAAAATAATATTTATTATGTAAATTACAGTGGTACATGCGTGTTAACCCTTCCGGTTTTAGCTACTGCCGGCGCTATCATAAGAATAATTTCAAATTCCACTGGGGACCTATTTCAAATTGCCCAAAATGCTGGGCAAATCATATATTTTGGTTCGCAGGCTGGAATATCACAACAAACAACTGTAGGTCCATCAGGTTACTTATTGTCCGTAGATCCAAATACCGTCGTAGAACTCCAATGCATTGTCGACAATGCAGAATGGACTGTTCTCAATTGTCAACAAAATTTATCAGGAGTTTAAAAAATGAGCTTTACACAAAACCAGTTAGGGTTGCAATTTCCAATCCCCGCGACCCAAGGTGGTACAAGTCTTACCAGTGTCGGTGCAATTGGCAATGTTCTAACTTCCGATGGTACTACCTGGGTAAGTTCGGCCCCAGTAGCCGCACCTGTTAGTAGCGTTTTTGGCCGCACCGGTGCAGTAGTAGCGACGATTGGGGACTATAGTTTCGGTCTTATCTCAGGCACTATTGCAATAACGCAACTTCCTGGTGGCGGTGTTAATGGGGCAAATGAGCTCGTGCAATTAACCGGTGCTGGCGCATTACCTGCATTAAATGCCTCGGCGTTAACGGATTTAACGGGCACGTTGACAAGCTCAGTTAATAACTTAAATGTTGCTGTAAACGGGGGTACGCCGTCCGCAAACGTTACTATTATTAATAGCAATAACTTATCGCTTGTGGGTACAACATTAACATCCTCAGTAAACGGGATAGATGATGCTGTAGACGTACAACCGCTTATTACAGCACCAATCAACGGCAACTTTGTCTTTACAAATGCATCTGGTCAGGTCGTTGATAATGGTTATTCTCTAAGCTCGTCTGCTTCCGATATTTCCGCATCCACAATTATGTCATCTTTTTATGTACAGATGGCTATTGCCAACCAAATTACAAGTGCCAAATCATTCCGTGGCGGTTACGATGCATCTACAGGGCTGTTTCCTTCAACTGGCGGCTCCGGTACTGCTGGTGCTGTTGTGGCTGGCGACGTTTGGGTTGTGACTACAGCGGGTACAATAGCGGGTACTTTCTGCGATGTCGGCGCAAATTTATTAGCATTAGTTAATGCTCCTGGGCAAACGTCATCCAACTGGGCAATTAACATAAACGGTGTTGCAACAGTCTTCGGTCGTACGGGCGTAGTGAGCGCACAATCTGGTGACTACAGCTTCGGCCTAATTTCGGGCACTGCTGATTACACCCAAGGTGGTACAGGCTTAACAGCTTCTGGTGCTGTAGGCAATGTTTTAACCTCTACGGGTTCAGGGTGGGCTAGTACAGCCCCAGCCGTTGCCAGTGTATTTGGTCGTACGGGCGTCGTTACAGCGCAATCCGGCGATTATTCGTTTAGTTTAATATCTGGTACTGCAGTCGCGACCCAAGGTGGTACAGGTTTAACTAGCGTCGGTGCAATTGGCAATGTTCTAACTTCCGATGGTACCACATGGGTAAGTTCGGCCCCAGCCGCTGCGCCAGTAACAAGCGTATTTGGTCGTACTGGAGTAGTAGTAGCTGTAACAGGCGATTACACCGAGGAGCAAATTGCACCCTCGTTTGTCTCTGTTACTGCCGCAACGCAGACATTAGCGCCTAATACAAAATACTACACAACTTTTGCAGGGCTTTGCGTAATGACATTGCCCACAACAATAGCAGCAGGACAATATATTAAAGTAATGTCTGGCATTTCGGGCAATACATTCCAGATTGCCCAAAATGCTGGGCAAAGCATATTGTTTAACTCCTTAGCTGGAATTGGACAAGTAACTACTGTAGGTACTGGTGGCTCTTTGCAGTCTACAGCTCCAAATACAGTGTTATGGTTAGAGTGCGTTGTTGCCAATACCACATTCATGGTGGTGAACAACACAAACAGCATAGACGGGGTATAAAATGCCGTTTACTAATAATCAAATAGGTGTCTATCCGTCTGTTAATTCTGTATTTGGCCGCACTGGAGCCGTTACAGCACAATCAGGCGATTATGCATTTAGTTTGATATCCGGTACTGCGGCAGTCAGTCAAGGCGGTACCGGTCTTACCAGTTCGGGCGCGGTTGGGTCAATATTAAGATCTAATGGTACTACATGGTTGTCTAGTACCGCGTCTTACTCTGATACTTATGCAGCAAGTTCAATTCTTTACTCAAATGGTCCTAATGCCGTTTCTGGGCTGCCTACTGCTACTAACGCGATCTTGGGTACTAACAACTTAGGCGTGCCTGGATTTGTTGGGGCATCTCCGACTCAAGGTCAAATAATTATAGCTACCGTTACCGGCGTATGGACAAAATCTGTCACTACATATCCGGAAGGTAATGCTACAACAGGGACAATATTAAGAGCCAGCGGAACAGGTTACGTGCCAAGCAATTGGACAATACCAAGTTCCTTTGGTGTTAATAACATGGTCTATGCATCGGCTCCAAATATATTAGCGGCTATTACGCCAGTCAACTCTGCGGTTATGACCAGTTCATTGGCCGGTGTTCCAGGGTGGTCCTCTGCTCTGACGAATGGTCAAATTATAGTTGGCAGTACGGGCGCGACTCCTACAGCGGCTAATATAACTGCAGGAACCAATATTGCAGTTACTAATGGGCCCGGCTCAATCACCGTTGGGCTGACGGGAACTATAGCGGTTAGTAATGGCGGTACCGGTCTTGCCAGTTCAGGGGCGGTTGGAAACGTATTAACTTCGAATGGTACTACATGGGTGAGTTCTGCGCCTGCTCGTGCTGTGGGTTATATTTGGATGAACACTGACAGTTGGACCGGCCCTACTTTTGCATTCACCACAGCCTATCGGGAACTTAGAGGATTAGGGACAAGCTATGTATTAGCAGCAGGAGCGGTTAATTTCTCGATGCCAGAGGAAGGCCGACTAACATATACGGGGACGGACACAGTTGATTTGAAAATCAGCTCTTTAGTTGTGCTAACAAATGGGTCAGGAAGTTTTGCAACGCAGTTGTACAAAAACGGTGTCCCGCTTGCAGGCTCAGAAATATATGTTAATACAAATGCCAGTCCTTGTTTACTCAACTTTCCGGCGCAATCAGTAGTCACAAATGACTACTTTTCAATTTTTATTCGGCGCAGTGCAAACAACACAGTGCAAGTTATTAGTATATCGTTGAGTGCCTCAACTTAATTTTTAGGAGATTTTAACATGGCTATAGTGCTGTCTAACGCTGTAATGACTGCAGATAACGGATCTACAGGGATGCCCATTTTATTATTTCCATATTACACCAATTTAGCGGATACCATTACTTACAATAATTTTTTAAGTAGCAGCAATTTTAACATGGATGATAATGGTCGTTTGCAGTATACCGGCTCCGTAGAATTGTCGTGTTTTGTTTCTGCAAGATTTTCTCTTTTGCGAGAAGAAGGTGTGACCTTAAGAGCCGCGATTTATAAAAACGGCATACAAATCACGTCGTCAATAATTACCGACCCAGCCAGCCCGACTATCTTAAATTACCCGGTAAGCCTGGTAGATCAAGACTATTTGGAACTGTGGGCAAATATAGAATCTGGCAGCAATGTCAGTTTAGTTCAGGCGCAGATGTCTATAATAGGGCCAGAATTATCCTGAATAGAAATATAATTATTTTTAGAATTAAAGGCAGCTATTAACATATCCACAGTTGCCGGCGCTTCGCTTGTGGCTAAATATTCTGGCGGCGCTAATGACTATACGGCGGGGAGCATAAGACTAACAAAGCCAATCTAAGCGCCGCAAGCAAATCCTAACCATTCAAAATATACACAATAATAAATAGCCATTGCACCGGACAGTAATTATTAATGGTATAAATAAATAAATTTACGAATTAATGTTGCCTAATGGACAAGTTTTATTGCGAAACACAGCTATCTGAAAGAATTTCAAAGACTCCAGAAGGATTTTTAGTCTGTCATGATGTTCCGATTACGGTTGCGGGCGATATGTATTACACCCCCGACCAATTTGGAGATGGCATTAAGGCCAAGAATGGGCATGTGCGTGTAGCAAAAAATATTGATGAGATCCATTCGGATGCCACGATTCGCTCGTTCGAGGGAAAACCTATCACTTTAGGTCACCCTAAAGACGATATGGGGAACGGTGTTTTTGTAACGCCCGAAAACGCAATGGATCTTGCCCGTGGAGTTATTCAGAACGTGCGCCCAGGGAGCGGAAGGTCATTTGACAAATTGTTAGCCGACTTTGTGATTATGGATAAGGAAGCAATTGACTGGGTAGAAAGCGGAGATTTGCGCGAAGTGAGCTGTGGTTACAACTATGATGCGGCAAACATACAAGATGGTTTTTTTGAGCAAACAAATATACGCGGCAATCATGTTGCGTTAGTACCGAGGGGCAGAGCAGGCCCTCAGTGTGCGATTTTTGACAGTAAAGAGGATATCAAAGATATGTCGTTAAAAGATAAGCTGAAAGAAGCGGTAAATTTATTTTCAAAAGCAATTGACGAAGCTGTTCCCGACGAAATGGCTACAAAAGTTGAATCTGCAAAGGAAGACGTTAAAGCGGTGGCAGAAAAAGCCAAAGCTGCTGATGAATCCCCGATGGTTCAAGCCATGGAAGATATGGCGTTTATGAGTTTAGATGCGCGCATTTGTAATATAGAGACCATGTTATCTGAGCTAACTGCAAAAATTAAAGATATAGTTTTTGACAAGGTAGTTGAAAAAATAGAAAGCGTTGCTGAAGATGCCGCTGAATCTATTGCTGTTGTTGCAGAAGAGCCGGCAGTTGCTTACGACTCTGACACAATTTCTAAAGCCGAAGTATTAGCGCCTGGTCTTTCTAAAACTGAAAAAGACATTAAGCGGCGCGCTTTAGATTCCTGCTACAAAACTGAATCCGGTAAAAAAATTATAGACAGGATATTACAGGGCAAGTCATTTGATGCAATTGATAATGACATATTGTTCAACGCAGCGGCGGCCTTATTGTCCGCTGAGCGCGCATCCGTAATGAAACAAACATCTGCTTTTGATGCGGCAGCCAAAGCGCCAAATTATACAAATGTTTCCGTGCTTAACAAAGCAAATGAAGATTATTGGTCTAACAAACAAATAGGAGTCCTACACTAATGTCAGCTACACCTACCGCAATTCTATACGCAGCCAATTCGGGCGTGCCTGGTGATATCAATCAAATGCCAGGAACGGCAATTGAATCTTGGGTTTTAGACGCTGTCCTTACCCCAACCGCATTCGGCGTACCCGTTAAAGTCGTTACCAGTGGCGGCGTAAGCAAGATTGCAAGAATTGAGAGCGGCGATGCTGCCTCCGATTTTTACGGTATTTTAAGTCGTTCTGCCCCTACCGTTGCCGGTGGAACCACAATCATTAACTCCGGCCAACCTAATGCGGGAACGGTATCGGGGGTGGTTATTGGAGGTCCTGGTTATGTATTAGTTGCTTGCACAATTGGTACGCCCGTACGAGGTGGCCCGGTTTATATGCGCGTTACTGCTGGTCCTGGCGCGGTAGGCGATTTAGAGGCTACCCCAGACGGTATCGAGAACGTTTTATTGCCTACTGTAGTTTGGGCTGTAGACGGCAAAGATTCCAACAACACAACCGCTGTACGCGTTAACTCATAACAGGAGCAAATAAATGTCAGCATTAGATTCGACCTTAGCTTATTACATTGGTCAAACAGAACTTTTTAATCCTAAATTCAACGAGCCCTTGATGGATTTTACCGCTAGCCGCGATATTAAATATATTGATGCTGGATTAGGTGTGGAAGCGACCTCGTTTATCAAAAATACTTTTGGTGCTACGGGTACGCAATCAGCCCAAGGTTTACCTTGGTTAGCCGGTAACGGTAACGTGATCCCCGGTATAAGCGTAGAAGGTCAAAAGATTACGACTCCGTTTAGACCTTTGGCACGTAATTTGACTTATACAATTGTGGAACTAGAGCGTTCACAAATGACGGGCCAGCCTTTAGATACCGCTAAGATGTTAGCTTTAAACGCATTATATCGTTTAGATTTAGACAAAGTAGTCTATTTAGGCGACAACAGTTCTTATGCAACTTTCTACGGCTTGGTTAATAACCCGTCTGTTAATACTCAAGATGTTGCATTAAATGCTGCGGGCACATCTACGCTATGGGTTAATAAAGATCCGGATGAAATTGTCGCGGACATAAATGATGCTTTAGTTGCTGCGTGGACTAGTTCCGGTTTGCAATTCCCTCCAAACAAAGTGTTATTACCTCCAGCACAGTTTGCTTATATTTGTGCTCAAAAGGTAAGTAATGCAGGTAACATCAGTATCCTAAATTACATAAAACTTAATTGTATTAGCACAAATTTGAACGGCTCTTTAGATATTCAACCGCTGAAGTTCTTAACTGCTGGCGTACCGTATGGTGCAGATCCAACTAAAGCTCGTATGGTTGTTTACACAAACAACCAAGACTATGTGCGGTTCCCGCTGTGCCCAATTCAAGGGCGTCAAGCTACAAGCCCAGACGGTATTAATATCATCCGTCCGTACTTGTATGGTTTTGGCCAAGTGGAATTCCCGTACGTCGAAACTTTTGCTTATCGCGACGGCATCTAATGGATATAGCGCAGTTTCGGGTGGATTTCCCAGAGTTTGCAAATGTTACGACTTATAGCGATAGCATGTGCACTTACTGGTCGACGTTAGCCGAGAAACTGCACAGTCCAATAAGATTTGGGGACGTGTACAACAACATTATTGAGTTGTACACCGCCCACTGCATTACGATTCAAGCGCAAGATATCTCTGTCGCAGCGACAGGTGGGTTCCCAATTGGACAAGCTGGGCAGGTTGAGACTAAAGAAGTGGGTAGTGTTAGTCAAACATACGATACGCAATGGTCTTTTGAGACTAACGGCGGTTGGTTTAATAACACAATTTACGGCCGACAATATTTGCAATTAGCAAAGATGTACGGGAAAGGCGGCATGATGGCAGGTTTTGGATTACCTCTAGCGGGGTACGTGATATGACCGTCATCGTTACCACTAGTTTGGTAAAGCAGTTCAAAGAAACCATGCAGGCTTTGATTAAAAAGAATGTGTATGTGGGTATACCGGAAGACCACAACAAGCGTGAGGAAGGTCAGGTGACAAATTCGCAACTCGGTTATATCAACGAATTTGGTAGCCCAGCGAGAAACATACCCGCAAGACCGTTTCTGATTCCAGGGGTAAAAGAAGCGGGTGATAAGGTTTCGGCGATATTGAGTAAAGCAGCAATCACAACTGAAAGCGGCCCTCAAGATGTAGATATCGCCTTAAATAAAGCGGGTCAGGTGGCTAGAGATACCGTGAAAAGACGCATACAGCAAAGTACAGATATAGAACCGCTATCGCCGGTAACTATGAAGATTAGGTCTACACGTAAGAAGAATCGACGTACTGGCGTTATGAAGCCGTTAATTGATACGGGGCAAATGCTAAATAGCATTACATACGTGGTTAGAGAAGACTAATGGCATTAATAGATGTATCGCCATTAATTATAGACCCGGACTTTTGCGACACTTTTACGTTAATCCGTAGGGCGGCAATGATAGACAATTATGGAGAGATGGTTCTCACTGAAACGTCATCCACGATTACAGGCGTAGTGCAGAACGTAAGCCCAGAAGTTTTAAAAAGAATGCCGGAAGATGCGCAGCTATGGGATGGAATAACGGTTTGGTATAGGGGGCAGTTACAGGCTCAGGCTCCAGGCGGATATTGTGATGTAATTTTGTGGAATGGTTATAGGTATTTGGTGAAATTTGTGAATGAGCAATTTATGAATTTTGCAAGCGGTTGGTCTCAAGCGTTATGCGCCAAGGAAGTAGCGCATGCCTAATTCCAGCGCAACGGGTGGTTATTTATTACCGACTAATACGGTATTAGATAACAATCTTTTGAAAAGATTTATGCACGGCGTAATTGTGGGGGTGACGGGGCTGGATGTAACGCTTGTACGTCCTGCTTATCAGGTCAACTCACCCCCGATACCCGATATTGATGTGGACTGGTGTGCATTCATCATTCGCAACCGGCACACGGAAGGCATGCCTTGGTTAACGCAAGGGGATAGTAATGCAGCTTTGGGCACCAATGAATTATTCGATCTCGTTGTTAATTTTTATGGCCCTAATTCTATGGGTTATGCAGCGATATTGAGGGACGGCTTGCAGATACCGCAGAACTCAGACCAATTGGTCGCTGCCGGTATGGCAGTTCTAGGCTCTGAAGGAATGCAATATTTACCAGAATTGGTCAATGACCGCTGGTACGAAAGGACAGACATTACGATAAACATGAATCGTAATGTCTCAAGAACGTATGACATTTTGTCATTACTCGGGGCTACAGGCACGATGTATTTTGACGATGTGGCTACACAAGATTTTAATGTATAGGGGAAAATTATGTCTGCACAAGGTTTAAATGTATCTCGTATAGTCAATGTTAATGTCACTTTAACGCCTCAAGGCGCAGCTGTTCGAAATTTTGGTTTGCCCGTAATAGTAGGCGATAGCAACATCATAAGCGGTGTTGAGCGCCTCAGAAGTTACACAGATATAGCCGAAGTGGCAACTGATTTCGGCACAGCCGCACCTGAATATTTGGCAGCACTTTTATACTTTAGTCAAAATCCTGTCCCCGGTGAAGTTTTAATAGGGCGTTGGCTGCGAACCGCAACATCCGGCTTTATCAATGGCGGAATACTGACCGCATCACAACAATTAATGTCGAATTGGACATCTATTACCACGGGCTCATTTAGCATTGACGTAGACGGCAGCACGCAAGATTTACTAGGCTTAGACTTTAGCGGCGAAACCAACCTTAATGGCGTGGCCGTGGTTATTACTGCTGGCCTTTCGGGTGCGACATGTACGTGGAATGGCAGCCAGTTTGTCATCACAAGCGCTACTACCGGCGTGCTGTCTCTGGTTGGTTATGCCACCCCCGAAGGGACAGGATTTGATATCTCTGGACAGCTTAAGTTAAATGCTGCTAATGCAAATGTTCCAGTGCCAGGATTTGCGCCAGAAAGCCCGCTAGAAGCAACTGAAGCTTTATATAACATTTCATCCGCATGGTACATAGAGCTGTTTGCAGCTTCTACGATGCCGACTGATGATGAATTAGTTGATGTAGCGGCATTCATTCAGACGGCATCTATCTCCCGCGTCTTGTTTGTGACGGACCAAGATTCACGCGAATTAGATGTTACTTACACTACCGATATTTCCACTAGACTGCAGACCCTACAATACGACCGCAGCGCTGTAACGTACGGCTCTACAAATGCGTATGAAATGGCGTCAGTAGCAGGACTATGGGCGGGCACAAATTTCGAAGGCAGCAATACGTTACCTACTTATATGTTTAAGACGTTGCCGGGGGTGACACCAGAAACCATTACCGAGACTCAAGCGGATACATTGCAAGCCAAGCGCTGTAACGTTTATGTTAACTACGTAACGGGTACGCCGATTTATCAAGAAGCGGTGATGTCTTACCAGCTTTACATGGATGAGCGTCAATCATTCGACTGGTTACAAAATGCCGTACAAATAGCTGTGTTTAATCTGTTAGCGCAAAGCCCCAAAATTGGCCAAACCGATGCCGGTATGACCGCCATTATCAATACTATTAATAGCGTGTTTTCGCAGGCTGTAGCCAACGGCATGATAGCCCCAGGCATTTGGAATGGCCCATCTTTGCCAGGTTTAGCGACAGGCCAGAATCTGCAATCCGGGTACTACACATATGCGCCCCCAATTTCGAGCCAAAGCCAAATCAGCCGTGATGCTCGTATAGGCGCGCCTATACAATGCGCTATCAAATTAGCTGGCGCAATACAAAGAGTCGATATCTTAATTAATGTTAATCGCTAGGAGATAACACAATGTCAGCAGTAGCAGGTTTCTATGGTTTTCAGGGCATCAGCGCAAACTTAGTCGGTCCGGGCGGCAACGTTGATTTAGCATTTGGCTCCGGTGCGGCAGAGGACGGGTTAACATTCGAGCCCGTAATGGATCAATCCACCGCAGAGTATGGTGCTGATGGTTTTGTGGCTCATTCCTTGTCTGCCGTTACAGCTCATACAATTACAGCACGATTTAGCAAGGTTGGGCCTGCAAGCAAAACCCTGCAGATTATGGCCAACATCCAACAAATTGACCCATCACTTAACGGAACTAATATTTTAACGCTGCGGAATGTATACGGGCAGGATTTTATTGTATGTGAGTTTGTCGCGTTTAGTAAATGGACTCCGCTAAATTACGCAGCACAGGCTGGCAAGAATGAGTGGACTTTCATCGCCGCTCGCGTACAACGATTATTATAAGAGGTAAAAAATGAAGACAATTGAAGTTAAATTAAACGATGTAGATTACGTCATTGCCGGCATGAATGCGCATGACTCATCTTACTTGGCAGTACAGTTTATGCCGATACTGCTATCTTTGCAATCTGCTATTAGCTCAACTGACAGCACTACGGCTATTTCTGGCGCTTTAGGTGGGCTTACTAAAGATAAGTACAACGAGATTGTTTATTCATTATTTGGGCTTATTAAAAAACGTGACCACAATGTGCTTTGCGATGTCTTCAAAGACGGCATATTTTTGTATAATGATATAAAGAATGACCCCTATGTTTACATGTCATTGCTTAAAGAGAGCTTTATGTTGAGTTTTGCGGATTTTTTAGCTTCAGCCGCCCGAGCTTTCCCGAGCGCGGCAGCGGCACTAAAAGGCCCGTCAAGTACGTCAGTTTAGGCGACCATTTAAATTTTGTTATGCGCCCCGTTTTGCGAGGACTTTGTAAATATGAAAGCACAATCGACGGGACAGTATCACTATACGACATAGCTGTTATGAACGCAGCTATAGATGCCTTAGATGAAAACGAAGCGCGCTATAGAGAAGCATTGGAATGAGCATATTACAAGAATTGCTAATCAAAATTGGTGTTAGCATCAATCAGTCACAGCTTGCCGCTGTTGACGCTGGAATGGCCAAGGTCGGTGCATCTGCTGCGGTATTAGATAGAGAGGTTACCGCTGCCGCCGCTGCTGTTAATACCAGTCTTGTTCCTGCGTTAAAGTCTATGTTATTGCCTCTTGCCGGTATTACTGCGGCAATTGGTTATGCTTACAAAGAAACGTTTGAATTTATCGAAAAAAGTGCTGAAGGCTTTGAACAGATAGCCCATCTTGCAAATCGCGTTAACACTTCCGCAGAGGCCATTAAAAAACTAGGATATATCGCAGAATTTACAGGCTCTTCAATGGAGGCTGCTCAAGCCTCATTAGATGGGCTTAACAAAGCGGCGGGCTCAACTGCTTTGGGGGTCGGTCGCGCTAAAGTTGTTTTTAAAGCTATTGGTGTAAGCGTTACTGATTCAAATGGTAAGCTAAAAGACACAACTAAATTACTATTTGAAGTTGGCGAGCATATAAAAGGGATGGAGCGTGGTAAGCAACTTGCCGTTTTGTCTCGTTTGGGAATAGACCCTACACTTATTAATTCGTTAACGACTGACGTAAGTAAACTAGCCAAAGAATATGACGCGGTAATGAAAGGCGCCGGCATTAACAACAACGAAGCAGCGGAGTCAGCAGTACGGTTTGCAGAGGCGTCAAAGCGCGTAGGCAACATTTGGGGTGCTATTAAGGACGCGGTGGCCGCATCTTTCTTTGATAAATTTGCCGATGGGTTTGATAGTTTTTCGGATTTATTGATTGAGAATATGCCTGTGATTATTGGTTTGTTAAAGCCGATTATTACTAGCATGATTCAAATTGCCGGTATTGCTTTGCAGATTGGCGCGGTCTTTGGTGGGATGGCAACTAAGGTTATTAGCTTTTTAGGTGATATTAATAAAGCCACGGGGGGGTGGGCGCTTAGAATTGCCGCAGTTATATTTGCGTGGAAAAAATTAAATTTTGCATTTCTTATGTCTCCTATTGGAATCATTTTAGAATTAGCTACTGCATTTTCCCTGCTTTATGATGATTACAAAACCTGGGAAAAAGGCGGTAAATCATTTATAGATTGGGGAAATACAAGCGGCCAAATAATTAAAGATGTGGCAATAGCAGTGGGGGCGCTTGCAACGGCTTTTTACGCCGCAAATACGGCTCTTAAACTTGCGTCGGCTTCGATGGAAATTTTCGACATTATATTAAGCGCTAACCCAATAGGTTTAGTTATAGCGCTTATTGCAGGTTTAACTGCTGCTGGTTATGAGATGTACAAGCATTGGGATGTCATCTCGGCGCAATTTCATAAAATCTTTGGCAGTTTGGCAAACTGGTTTGAGTCGACCTGGCAGGGTGTTTACGATTGGTTTGCTGGGATATTTTCTAAGATTATAGGGACCATTGATAAAGTTGCAGCTAAGACCGAGAATCTTTTTGGGGGTGGTAAAAACGCTTTGGCGCCAAGCCCTGCAACTGCCGGGGCTATTGCCAGCGGAAAAAACGTAACTGTTAACAACAATACGGCAATAAATGTGCACGGTTCGGGAAATCCCTATGAAACCGCGACAGCAGTTAAAAATCAGCAAAAATCAGTCAATGCAAATCACGTCCGAAATGTGCAGGGGGCTGTGCGATGAGCAGCATTTTAGACCCAAACAGCGTGCTGTTTTCTACGAAAGTTTCTCAGCGTGCCATAGGCCCGTTTACGGGGTATGTCTGCATGGATGAAGATTCACACGACGAACTTGAAATAACACAACATCCTGTCCAACGCGGTGCGTCTATTACAGATCACGCTTATTTAAAGCCTAGCACAGTTTCGATTCGGTTTATTTATGCCCCCCATATTATTAGTTCCCCATTAGATCAAATCTATCAAGAGCTGTTAACTTTGCAATCGTCCCGTGAGCCGTTTGCAATTGTTACTGGCAAGCGCGTCTATCAGAACATGTTATTCAGAAGCCTAAGTGTAAGTACAGATGTCACAAAAGAGAACATTCTTTATGTCATGGGCGATTTCCAGCAGATAATTATTGTGGATGTAGAGCAAACAAATGTGCCAGTTCAAAGCCAACAGGAAATTCCACAAAAGACTAACTCAACATCGAATCTAGGCGACAAAAAAGCCACCCCCGTGGATAGTACAACTTTAGATACGAGCTATCTAGCATCAGCGACAGGGATACAGGGGATTAATACATGAGCTTTAATTTTTTTAATATTCCTTTTGTTAATACTAATCAGGTTTTCCGCATCACGTTAAACGGACAAAATTTAATCGTCACTTGCGTATGGAATCAGGAGCTCCCAACCTGGGTTGTAAGCATTCAAAATGCAAATAACCAAAACTATATAATAACGGGGGTGGCGTTAGTCACAGGTGTTAATTTATTTATGCAATTTTACTACACTGGTTTATCGGGCGACTTAGTAGTCTACACCAACGGAGACCCCGGCGCTTTACCAACTTTTGAATCTCTCGGCAATGAGACCAGCGTTTTTTATATTACGGAGGTCGAATGAATCAAACTCAATATTTACGTAAAATAAATTTAATCGTAGCAGACAAAAATGGAGCTGGGTTAGACCTATCTCAATTTCGCATTGTTTTTGATGTCAAGCTTGCGGATTCACAGACACCAAATAATGCAAGAGTACGAGTCTACAATCTATCGCAAACGGTAGCGTCACAAATTCAGCAGGAGTTTACTTCTATCACTCTACAGGCTGGGTATGAATCTAATTTCGGAACGATATTTGCTGGCAGTATTAAGCAGGTAATTTATGGCTCAGAAAACAACGTAGACACTTTTATTGACATCAGCGCAGGGGATGGGGATGTCGCATATAACTACGCTGTTGTGAATAAAAGTCTATCTGCTGGCTCTAACCAAGCGGATATCGTAACGGCGTCCCTAGCATCCATGCAGCAGAATGGCGTGGGGCTCGGTTATATAGACGATACAGACAGTAAAAAGCTCCCGAGATGCAAAGTCATGTATGGCATGTCGCGGGATTATCTGCGCAAATCGGCGGTCAACACTAACACAAGCTGGTCCATACAAGCAGGTAACTACCAATCCGTTAAGCAGACTGGGGTGTTGCCGAACCAAGCCGTGGTACTGAATAGTACTACCGGCCTTGTTTACACCCCCAATCAAACAAATGACGGCATTATTGCGCAGTGTTTGCTTAATCCAAATATAAAAATAGCGTCGGCAATACAAATAAACCAGAACGACATCCAGCTGGAATTGATTCAAGACCAGCCGGTAGACGGCTCTACACAAGCTTCTGCACCATCTCCTATTGCGGCGGATGGATTTTATCGTGTCTTAGTAGCAGAGCACGCAGGCGATACGCGAGGTAACGATTGGTATACCACTATTACCGGCTTAAGCATGGACAAAACGAGCTCTACAAACTCGCAGGTGGCACAAAATGGATAGGCGCGAGTGGTTAAATGATGAAGAAGAATGTTTCAGGATATCTTTTGAGTATTTGCAAAGTGGCATGTGGACCGCTTTGCCGGCTATTGTAACGGCGGTTAATTTAGATAAACAGACTATATCCGCCCAGTCTGGTATTAAGGGCGAATTTAAGAACGAAGAGGGCATTGTGTCGTATATCGATATGCCTGTATTTGAGGATGTGGTTTTATGCTTCCCGCGCGCGGGAGGTTATGCGATTACATTTCCGGTTCAGCCGGGGGATGAAGTGCTGCTGATGTTTTCTTGTCGTTGTTTAGATGGCTGGTGGCAATCTGGGGGAATAAACAACATAGCCCCAGAATTTAGAATGCATGATTTATCAGATGGATTCGCTATTTTAGCACCTACATCTCAGCCTAAAGCTTTGTCGGGTATATCGTCGGAATCTTTTAGGATTATGAACGAGGATGCCACAAAATATGTTGAAATATCAGACGATAAAATAACCATTCAATCGGATGGTGACGTAGAGGTTTATGGCGATAATGTGCAGGTTAATGCAACTACTGTTTCTATTATTTCTACCAATGATATCAATATTACTTCTAATTCGAATATTAATCTAACCGCGCCAAATATTTACTTAAACGGGACGGTGCACCCATGATTTACAGGAAATTAACATCAGATGGTGACATGGTTTTTGGCAATGGCATCTTGGACTTTTACATAAATAATCCTGCTGCGGTTGCACAAGCTGTAGAGACAAGATTAAGGCTATGGCTCGGGGAATGGTTTGTCGATATCGCCGAAGGCACGGAGTATCAAACTAACGTTCTAGGGACCGGTAAGTCTACGAGCGCAGGCCCAACGATACGCCAGCGCATATTAGAAACACAAGGGGTCACAGAGATTGTGACTTTTGATTTAAACATTAATCCGGATGCCAGAAGCTTAAAGATTGTAGCGCTCATCAACACGATTTATGGACAAGCTAATATAGAGGTAATAACATAATGGCTTTTAGTACACTAATTTACGAAGATGCAACCGGTTTGCACACCCCCGATTACCCTACGACATTGGCGTATTATACGGCCGCTACCCAGGCTATATTCGGCTCTGATATTTATTTAGGCTCAGATAGCCAGGATGGACAGTATATTGCTATCTTTGCATTAGCCGCTTTTGACTGCTGTCAAATTGCGCAGGCGGTCTATAACTCGTTTTCGCCTTTGACGGCGATCGGAAAGGCATTATCTACACAGGTTAAGATTAACGGCATCGCCCGTGATGTGGCCACATACTCCCAGGTTGACTTGTATCTAGTCGGGCAGGCCGGAACAGTTATCACAAACGGCATAGCATTAGATACCTTAAACCAGCAATGGCTATTACCGGCTAGCGTCGTTATTCCATTGTCTGGCGATATTACGGTTACAGCGTTAGCGAAAAACGCGGGTAATGTTAGCGCTGCCGCGAATACAGTAACGACTATCTTCACCCCTACACTAGGCTGGCAAACAGTTAATAACGTGGCTGCATCTACTGCCGGCGCTCCCGTTGAGTCTGACGCGGAGTTGCGCATACGTCAAACGTTATCTGTAGCGCAGCCAGCGTTAACAGTCTTTGAATCTACGGTTGGGCTTGTTGCCTCGGTGACGGGGGTGACTAGATTTCAAGGGTATGAGAACTATACTAATGTAACAGATGCGAATGGTATACCGCCTCACAGTATTGCTATAGTCGCTGAAGGGGGTGATAGCATGGCTATTGCTCAGGCGATATGGGATAAGAAGACACCTGGCACTGGAACGTACGGGACAACATCAGAGACTATATATGACATATACGGCGTACCGGATACTATTAATTTTTTCAGACCCACAGTTGCAACTATTGGGGTGCAGATTAATATCACCCCCTTAACGGGTTTTGTATCCACTACCGTTGATTTAATCAAAGCTAGCGTTGCTGACTATATTAATAGCTTACCTATTGGGCAAGATGTATTGATATCACGCGTTTATCCGCCTGCAAATTTAACGGGATATCCGGAAGGAAATACTTATGACATTGCAGACCCCACTACTGACTTAGAGCTTGCAAAGAATGGGGGTGGTTATGCCCCTGCTAATGTCACATTAACATTTACTGAGATTGCAACCTGCGATCCACTAATAGATGTAGTGGTAAATATACTATGAGTTATACAGTTGAATATTACCAATCTCTAGTTACTAGCGAGCATCAGAGCGCGCCTAATTACATGGCATGGCTGGGCGCGATGGTTGAGCCGCTTACAGTAATACAAAGCGTTATAGATAATTTTGTCACCAATTTTGATGTAGATATTGCGGTCGGAAAGCAGCTAGATGCAGTAGGGCAATGGGTAGGCGTTTCGCGCGTATTAGAAACCGCAATTACCGGCGTATTTTTCCAATTTGACACCGACGGGTTGGGTTTTGACCAGGGCATTTGGCAAGGGCCATATGATGGAACCGAGATTGTTTTATTACCCGATTATATGTATCGAATTGTGATTAAATTTAAAATTTTGGCTAATAAATGGGATGGCTCTATACCCACCGCTTACGCGGATTTTGCAACTGTTTTCACTAATGGAGAATACGTTTTTATCGTTGACAATCAAGACATGAGCATGACAGTAGGTCTTGTTGGATTTGATATAGGCGCATTGGGGCCGCAAGTTTTAAAACAAGGATACTTCCCTTTTCGCCCTGAAGGGGTACTGATTAAGGACTATATTATAGTCCCAACTGGGCAAAAAGTTTTTGCCTTTGACTTGAGCAGCGATTTATTCGGCGGATTTGATGACGGATATTTCGCTAAATTTATAACACCTTAACCGGAGCAAATTATGACAGCAAATAATTATATTTATCCATTCGCACAACCTGAAGTACCACCAAACATATTAAGCACCGCGGATTACGCGGCCAGTTCTGTGACAACTACCACAGGGTATGTCGCAGACAGCATCGCATCATCTGCATATATGTCTAAAGCACAAAGACAAACATCTGCGATTTGTGCGGGCGTAGGGCAGTTTATTGCCGATAATGAAACCGGAACCACGGACGTAACAGACGATTTATCACCGGCTACAATTGCGGCAATGATTGAAGATGCTGCTGGAAATGTCGCGCTTGCAGCAATTACTACACAACCGCAGTTTGATAATTCCACTAAAGCGGCTACCACCGAATTTGTACAAAGAGCACTAGGTAACTTGGCTAATAGCCAGGGTTATGCAGTTAATACTACATTGACCAATGCCAATATTGGCGGAATTGTTGTGCCGACTGCGGGTAGTTTAGGTTTTGCTTTACCTCTGATATCCGGTGGTCTACCAAATGGCGCGCAAATAACATTTAACGGCAATACATTTGGTTGCGTTATATCACGGCAAAGTCCAGACACAATTTTAGCCGGCAGTAGTGGCGCCGTTACAACACTGAGTTTGGAAGCCAATGACAGCGCTATATTTACTGTTGTTGATGGCCAATGGGCATTAACAGGGGGTGAACTGCATCAAAGCGTATCGTCAACATTTTCCGGTTCGTTAACACCAAATGGCTGGGCATCTATTGGCAAATTAATTGTACAATGGGGGCAAGTTACAACGGGCGCGGGAGGAGATGTAAGTTTTAGCTTTCCTATCCCATTTCCCACTGCAATATTTACGCTTAACGGTACAGCGGGGCCAAAGTTCGTGGACAATACTCCAACGGTTAAAATAGTCAGTTCGTCTACCACTACAGGAAGCTTTGAAGTGCGCTATGGTCCTAACGAAGCTCCAGCCCCAGGCTGGGTAGTACAATGGTTTGCCATAGGGCATTAAAATAGGATTTTAAAATGGAAAATATAGACTTAGCTACACTACTAAGCGGCAAGCCAGAAATTTACGCTATATTGCTAGTTATCTTATATGGCCTAAAAAAAGTATTGCCGCTCTATAAGCAGGGTCTGGCGCTTAAGCAGTCTATCTTAGACTGCTTAATGCGGATTGAATTAGGGGGAAAAGAAGGGATTGCTGCGACACAAGAAAATACGCGCGCAATTAAAGCTTTAGATGCGAAAATAGCTACAAAAGATGATATTATTAATGTGCTATTAAAAAGCGATCCAATTTCTCCACCGCCTCCGGCACTGAATGGCTCCGGCGCATTAAATAAACAGGCAATCTAAATATGAATAACTTTAAACTAAGCGCTGCATCTTTGGCAAAGTTAAATGGGGTACACCCCGATTTGGTGCGAGTGATTCAGCGCGCTTTAGTGCTTACTAGCGTTGATTTCTCTGTGACATCAGGGTTAAGGACAATAGAGCAGCAACGCGAACATGTAACAAATGGCAAAAGCACCACCCTGAAAAGCCGGCATTTAACCGGTCATGCGGTTGATTTGACCCCTTGGGCAAATAGGGCTTCGGTTAATGGGCGCGACCCAGCTAATTGGCATTACTTTGCCAACGTCGCTAAAGCCATGAAAATGGCCGCTTTAGAACTTAAAACACCCATAGAATGGGGCGGAGACTGGGACACATTTAAAGACGGATATCATTTCCAGTTGACTTGGACTGAGTACCCTTTAAAATAAGTTAAACAGAGCTTGACAAAAAATTAAAAAGCTTTATACTGCAATAGTACTGTTAATTTAACTTTTTAATTAGGAGAAAAAAATGGCTGTTATATTTGTTGTAATCGGTTTATTTGCGGGCGTTATGACTGTTGGGGTTGTGGGAAGCCATCAACCCGAAAAAGTAAATGCTAATAAATGCGAAGCATTGCAAAATGGTGCAGATATTAGCACTACGCACTGTGAATAAGTAGAAAGCTATCAATAATAGGCAGTACAATTGTACTGCCTATTTCAAATAAAGTCAAATAAATATATTATTGACTACTTTAATTTTCAATATTGCCCTATAAAGAATATAAGCATACTCACTATGCTTTGAGATGTCCTCATTTACAATACTGCCCATTGCCTGGGATAACTCCTTATAAGCTAGCTCTATTTGTTTATCTTGATAAACGGATTTTTCCCCCAAAACATGCAGACAATAGACCGATGCCTCCACCAATTTGATGAGCTTATCACGGACAGAATCGGCAGCAATGTCACTAAAAAGCATTACTTACGCTCGGTTAATTTAACGGGGTTGCTCGCGTCTTGATGGTGAAAATTGATACTAAATGTCAGTACCGCTGCACCCATAACCAAAACGAACGCTATTTTGAAAGACATGGTATACCACCTTCTTCTAAGAATTCTTTTAATTTATCTATGGCTTCAGAGCAGCCATTTGCTTTAAATGTTCGGTAGCCTACACGCTCAATATTATTGCGGAAAATCTTTTGAGCCTGGCTTAAATAACCGCCTTCTTTTGGTTTCATTTCGATCCATAAAAACCACTCCGGAATAAAGAGGTCGTAAGTTCCAGCGAGCACCCCCATTTCTTTTAAGTCTTTGCCGCGCAGCATGGCGGTCAATTTATTGCTATCTCTAGCACCCCCATTGGGGGGATGGAGAATAATAACGCTTGGATATGTAAGTTTAAACCAAGCTACAAATGCTTTATGCTCTGGCTCTTCGCGTTTTACCTTCTTCCGTTTTATTATTGGCGCATTTGAATACATATTATTCCCCATTTACAGATTGTACGCCAGAATAACATGTGCATCAATAATATTCATATTTTTCAGAAAAATCGTACGATAGGTTCACTCCGAGCGGAGTGAAATCGTTCCGATCGGAGTGTCCGCAATAAAATTCTGGAATAGTATGTATTCCAGAATCTTAAGGGGTAGATTTGAAAGGTTTCCCCCACAGTTTCCCCTATTTTTTATCAATTAGGGTATAGATTTCACCCCATCAAGTATGCTAGGCATATGTTCCATTATGAAACTCATAATGAGTTATCTGGTTTATTCTAATAACTGGCCAGAATAAAGAATAGTTAAACAGCTATTGACTTTTTGTTGAATTCTGATATAGTAGTATGGCTAGCGGCGCATAGAGGATAGCGGCTTTGTCCTAGGCAACAAAGACGGTATTGCTCTGTGTATTCATAATGTTAAGCGCTTTAAACGGGATTGCAACAGGTTCCGCTAGCAAGTTTATGGCTATCTAGCAGATAGGTGTCAAAACCTGGGAGCATGATTTCTCCCGTCGTCCTGCTAGAAGCCGCTTTATTTGATGGGAGCCATCCCCAGGGTAAGGTCACTGCCTGGGTAAAGGGGGTGGTTTTCGCTTTTCGCTTTTTGATTTTTAAAGTTTAATTATAATTATAGAAAGAGGGTATATGATGATGAAGTATTTAGACGCGTACGAAAGAGTATTTGACCAAATAGATTTTTACTACCAATACAATCACAGAAAATCATATTTTGATTTTAAAGCGCAGCACAGTTTTAAACTTGCGCAAGCATCTATGCGTATATTTTTGACTAAATTAGATGAGCATAAGTTTAACCGCTATATTCCATCTAACAAAACAGATTCTGAGATGCGCTCAGAATCTACATTGCACCCCACTATGCAAAAGATGTGTAATGCTTTAAGGATATTGAATTTAATGGTTGTTTTTGGTGAGCTTGCTCCGGGGCAAATAAGAAAGCTAAATATAGATATCCCGCCTGGGAACTTGGTTAGAATGTATCACGATATGCCGCGTAATTTTAACTTTTTGCGTGAGCATCTGAATGAGCTAATATTCCGGTTCCATCCGTATGTATCGTCAGAAGACGATCGCGTTACTATAAATATAGTACGCGGTAGCGTAGATCCAGTACCACTATTAAATACCGCTTATGATTATGATGATGTGGTCGGAGAACCCTCTAGATGTTGTTTCCCATGTTCATTTTTTGGGCGCAGAAAAACAGCTGATGAAACAATTTTGTTATATGAAAACGATCACTTAAAAAGTAGAGTGTCTATTAACTATTCTAGCAAAGAGGCGTAAAATGCGTAAACTTATTGTTTTTTGTGTAATCTTGCCGCTAGTCGCAGGGTGTAGTTTCCATGCGCTTGCAAAAGCACATAGGAGCGAAGCTCAAAAGAATGCGTTTAAGCGCGAACATCCGTGCCCATCGAATGGGAACAATCACGGCCGATGCCCAGGCTATGTGATTGACCATATTGTGCCATTGGCTTGCGGGGGTGCGGATGACCCCAGCAATATGCAATGGCAGACGATACAGGATGGCAAGACTAAAGATATGTTTGAACTGGGGATGTGTGGGAAGTGATTACTTAGTCTTCCTACTGGATTTGGCATTAAGTTTTATGTATTGCTCCAAAATAGATGAACTCATTACTTCCGTCGATATAATTTTTAAATTTCATCTTACTTGCTCAACAACATTTTCAATATCCTTCTTAACCCTCTATTCCTCACAAAGGGCATCGGGGGTGCTTTCTTGCTGCAATCTCGACATGTGGCGTTAAAGATGGAGGAGAGCGTTATCTTGCTGACGCTCACTTTTCCTTTACATAGATTGCACGTTATACGGACTTTAGGTAGGGTTATAGGCATCGCGTTTCTCCGTTTTTCGAATTGATTTAAAAATTTTTTCTGTTTGGGAGTCTGCGATCATTGCATCGACGTCAATCCCGTATTTTTCTAATTTTTCTAATGCATTTTTAAGCAGGCTAACTGCATCCAAATATCCTCTATATGAGCTTGTAAGGTAAATGACCATGAGGATTCTCTCGATATCATCTATTTTGCTGCACTTTTTTATTTTAATAGCATCTTTCATAACATCTTGGTGTGTTATCAAGCCAAGATGGGTTGACGCATCATTCATAGTCATTTCTTTAAACTGCTGGAACACCTCATCAATTATATTCATTTATTTTTCCTGATTTAGAAGTATGTACCAACACACTTTAGATAAACAGCGCCTCACCTTCACATTCATCCTTTCGGCAGCCCTTAGTCGACCGGAAAAGCTTAACCCAGGCTTTATAACCTCAGCAACAAGTGCATCAATACAATCTGATAAATTTTCGGTGAGTTTAGTAAATTCCTCATATTCTGAGTCTGTAATTTTCATTTCTGCTCCTTGTATTGTTTGATGGCTGCTATTAACCGTATTCTTGCGTTAATAACAAGCATAAATGATTGTTCAATATCTTTTTGCGTTCTATGCTCATAGTTTGCTACAGAGTAACCAAATTCAGTTACTAGCTTTTCTATATTTCTCCTGCAAGCTGACTAGGTAGGTTAGTTTTTCCTTTATATTTCTAAATTTCTCATTTAATTGGTCTCTCAAATTATCATCGCGTTGACAACTAATTTCAAATCTTCTTATCCAGTCTGTATTTCCTACCATTATCTCTTTTATAGTATCAATCAATTCATCAACCGTCACCTCCTCGCGCGGTTCTTCTTTATTGGCTATGATTTTATCTTCTATTCTTCTTCTGGTATTGTCATCTTTACCTCCAGTTGTTTCCATTTTGGAAAGTGGTGGAATAGGCATCCAATGGGTTGGACTATAATACTTATTATCTGCACTAAAAAAAAGATTACCCTCATATTCATATGTGGCAGACATTATAATAATAGGGGAGTCACATATTAGGATTAATACTGATTGCATATCCTCCGGCAACCTATCCTCAACACTCACCCATTCTGCAGCTTTTGGCTGAGAATCGAACCAGTCTAGAGCGGGTCGTAAGGTCACCACATCTTCTTTATCAATTATTTCAATAAAATCCATCATTAAATTCTTTAATTGTTCCCAGCTAATCAATACTTTTTTTGTCATTCCCAGCTCCTATGTTATACTATCTTTTGTGCGCGGCCTATACACGCCGTTAGATGCATTAGCGGTACTGCAATCCCGTATGTTAGCTACTGCGGGGGCGGCGCACCTTTAGTGGTGATTATGTCTATAATCACCCTTAGGGTCTACACCAAATTTATGTCCGCATAGCTTGCAGGTATATCCTCTGGATATAATCCTCGGCGGGTCCATAAGTGTGCGTGATATATCACCGTTAAATAAGGCAAAACCATCTATGCACTTAGGACATTTTATTTTATCATCTTTATCCATGTCTATAATCCCCCTTTATTTATCATTTGGTAACGGTGGTATTACCATCCAGTAATCAATTCCAAAGCCGTCAAGCTCTGTATCATCTTGATTAAACCATTTTCCTTGCATGTGACAAAAGTGTAAAATACTATTTCTACCATTATGAGTCGTTTTAACCAATACCTCTTGCATATGCGGCGGCAGAACATCTCTTGCCCTGAACCAAGTATGAGAAGGTGGATCCCACTTCATTTCTCTACATTTTTGGCAAATAAATCTCATATTTTCGTCAATATTCATAGTTTTTTTGTTAAACCATGAATCAAGGTCGCCGTACGTTTCGCCGCATTGCGGGCATTTTGTCGTATCAACTTCACCTACAACAGTATCATTCATCTATAATCACCCTTATCTTTTTAGCTCATCTCTTAATTTCTTGGAGTACTTTTCGGCTGCTTCATCTTGCACACGACTTATTCTGTTAAAAATCATCCCAAGAATAATCATCCCAAAGAGAAAGCATACTAAACAAAGCATAAATACAAATAGGCTATTAAAGTCAGGCTGTACCGCACAAGCTGTTTGACTATTCATCTATAATCCCCCTTATTAATTATCTGCGCAGAATTTACCGAAATGTTCCCAGCTCCCGACAAAAGAAGGATTTCCGATCACTTCAACGAATGATTTGTGTACATGATATACATAATCATAACTACCATTGTCATCTTTTTTGGGATATAACGGCAAAAGATAATATTTTCCAGGCTTTTTCTTTAGATGCGCTATTAACTGCGCCCCCAAGCAATCCATGCCATTTGCTATTTTATCCATGTCAAGACCGGAGTTTAAACCGTTCACAATCTCTTTTGAGTTTATAAAATTAGCAAGCTCTAAACCGTACGCGCTTGGGTAGCCGTCCCCATGTGTGCACAGCTTTAAAATTGGCTCTTCCGGCTGACCAAACATGCTGTCAGTATAAACAAACGTAATACTTCTTGTGCTCATTTTAAACCCCAAATTTATTTTTAATAACATTTTTAATAACCGTATGCCTAATTCAAATTTTTAAATTAGCCCGATCCCGATCCATCGCCATGGCCCGATCCATCGCCCGAGCCCCAGCCCCGGCCCC